TTGGAGAAGCTATTGCAAAAAAAATAGACACAGATCTAACAGCTTTATTCGGTGGTTTCTCAACTACTGTTGGTTCAGCTTCTACAGCTATGTCAGCTTCTTTAATTTTCCAAGCAGTTGCAAAATTAAGAGCAAACGCAGTTCCGGGAGATAACCTATCTGCTGTTATCCATCCACAAGTAGCATTTGATTTAAAATCAGGTCTTACAAATACATTTGCTAACCCTAATCCGGGTGTAGGTAATGAGATTTTAAGATCAAGTTTAGTAGGTCAAATAGCAGGAGTAAATATATTTGAAACTTCAAATATGGCGGACTCATCAGGTAATAATCCAGGTACTACAGGAGATTACAAAGGTGCAGTATTCCATCCTGATGCTTTAGGATTGGCTATGATGCAAGATCTTAAAATTGAAACTCAAAGAGATGCGAGTTTAAGAGCAGATGAAATTGTTGCAACAGCAGTTTATGGTGTCGGAGAACTTAACGATACTAATGGTTGTGAGATTGAGTCAGACTCATCAATCCAATAATAATAATTGGATACTTTGTGAGGGCGGAAATCTGCCCTCACATTTTAACAAGGAGATATTATGGATATTAAATTAACAAATGGCAGAAAAATAATTACAAAAGAAAAAAAATATTATGAAGCTAATATAGGTCATTTTGAAAGAAATGGTTTTTACCCTGTTGATGGTGTAAAAAAAGAAATTAAAAAAGCGACTTTAAAAGATATTGCTGATAAAGTTGTTCAATTAAAACCAAAGAGAAAAAAAAATGTTAAAAAAACTAAAAAAAAAGATTAAGAAATTTTTTAAGTGGATTGTAGGTACTTATGGCTAATTTTACAGGAGCAAATGTAATTACAACATCTGATGTTTTAAAATATCAACCTGATGCTTTTGATTTTGGAATATCAACAACAGCAACAGAAACTACAAATTTTTTACTACAAACAACAAATGATATTTTAAGACAGTTAAGAATAGAATGGTTTCCAACTTATAAAACAAATGTTTATACAGATATTACAGTTTTAAATACTGTTGAGATGGACAACACAAAAGTAAATTTAGATCAGTTTGAAAGAGCAGGTGTTTATTTATTTCTTGGAAGATTTTATTTACCTGCATTAACAAAATTTAGACCAGAGACAGAAAAAGATAGATTTGAAAGAATGGCAGAATATTATATGTCAGAGTACAATAAAGAGTTTAGAGCAATACTTGAAGATGGTGTAGAATATGACTCAACAGCAGATGGTTCTATTGTTTCAAATGAAAGAGAGCCTTTACACGGATATAGAAGATTGAATAGATAATGGCAGTTGGCATTACAATAAAATCTAATGCTAAATCTGTTCAAAAAACACTAGACAGATTTTTTCAAAAATTTCCTTCAATAACTAGAAAAGGTCTTTTACAAGCTAGTTTTCAATTACAAGCTATAATGAAAGAACTGACTAGCAAACAGTTAGATTTTAGAAGAAATAAATTTGCTCCATATAGTGATTCGTATTTGAAAAGATTACAAAAAGAAGGTAAATCTCAAAAGGTTGATTTATTTTTTACAGGAAGAATGCTTGGCTCTTTAACAGGTAAAGTTCAAACAAGTAAAAGAGCATCAGTATTTTTTAATAATGCAGAAATGAGAAGAAGAGCATTATTTAACCAAGTTTTAAATGAACCAAAAAGAGAATTTTTTGGATTTGATAAAAGAACAGAAAAACTTATACAAAGATCGTTTATCAAGTTTGTAGAAAAAGAAATAAATAAAATGAAACTATGAGTGTAAGAGAAAACATAGCATCTAATATTGCATCTACTATTTCAGGAATTACGAGTCCTGCTATCAGAAAAGTCACAAGACAACCTTTTGATATAGATGAATTATCAGATAAACAATATCCTGCTGTAATTATACAAACAAGCGAAGAGACCAGAGAAGATGTTGAAATGGGAAGCGGTGCAAAAACAAGACAAGGAACTATTGATTTTGTTTTATCTGGATTTGTAAAAGGAGCAGAGGTCAATATTGACACAAAGAGAAATCAGCTAATAACAGCTATTGAAACTGCATTAGAAACTGATATTACAAGAAACAGCAACGCATTAGATACAGAAGTTGTTAGTGTAGAAACTGATGAGGGAACATTGTTTCCTATTGGTGGAATCAGAATGACAATTAGATGTACTTATGTATTTCAATCAGGAACACCATAATTTAGGAGAGTAAGATGACAATAGATAAAATATTAGACAAGATAGAAAAAAAAATAGAAAAAATTGAGCAATTACACGATAAAGAGTCTATGATGTGTGAGGAAGTCAAAGATTTAATAGCAGAAGCAAAAGAAGAATCATCAGAGGATGAAGAGTGGGAAGATAACGAAGAAGAAGATTCTGAATTTGATGATGAAGAAGAAATTGACGAAGAACAAGAAAACTAATATAAGAAAATAATTACAAGGAGAAAATATGGCAGTACATCATGGAAAAGAAGGTGAAGTAGTAGTTGGCGGCACAGCAGTTGGCGAACTTGTTTCATTTACTTTAGAAACTACAGGAGATGTTGTTGAAAGTACAAAAATGTCAGACTCTGCAAAAAGTTTTATTGCAGGAAGAACATCATTCTCTGGTACTTTAGAAATGCACTTTGACGAAGCAGATAGTGTTCAAACACAATTAACAGCAGGTTCAAGCATTACTTTTAAATTATTACCAGAAGGAAGTTCTACAGGAGACAGAAAATTTGAAGGTGCTAGTGTTATTACAGGAATGTCAGTATCACAACCTTTAGATGGAGTTGTCGCTAGAAGTGTGACTTTTCAAGGAACAGGTGCTTTAACTATCGGAACTGAATAATAGTTTATGAAAGTAATTGATAGAGCAAAAACTCATTTTGAGAGTTTAAGAACTATTACTATTGAAGTTCCAGAATGGAAAGATGAAGATGGAAAACCTTCTGTCTTTTATTCTAATCCATTAACACTTGAAGAAAAAAATATTATTTTCAAAAAGTCTAACAACTTTTCTGATTTATCTGTATTAGTTGACATAATTGTAATGAAACTATTAGTGAAAGATGAAAAAGAAAATCTAGTAAAAGCATTCAAACTAGAAGATAAATTTGAGTTAAGAAAAAGTGCTGACCCAAATGTCTTATCTGAAATCTCCAATCAAATACTCAAAGACACTAGATTTGAGGATGCTGAAAAAAAGTAGAATTTGACTCGGACATCAGGACACTCCTGATTGTTGCTGATAGACTAAAACTCACAATTCAACAGGTTCTTGAAATGCCTGTTGCCCATTACAATCTTTGGATTGCATTCTTGAAAAAAGAACAAAAAGATTATAAACAACAACAGAACGCACCACAAATCAAAAGGTAAAAATGGCGAAGCTAAATATAGATATAGTAGCACGAGATAAAACGAAACAGGCTCTAGGGAGAGTAAGATCAAGTTTATCTAATCTAAAAAAATCTATCTTTAGTGTTCAATCAGCACTTATTGGACTAGGTGCAGGAGTTGTCATTAAAAATTTAGTTTCTACAGGAAGAGAAATAGAAAATTTAAGAACTAGATTAAAATTTTTATTAAAAAATACTGATGAAGGAGCAAAGGCATTTGATAACATGGCTAAATTTGCTTCTAAAGTTCCTTTTTCTTTGGAAGAAATATCATCAGGTTCAGGTATTTTAGCAACAGTCACAGATAACGCAGATGATCTTCAAAAGATGTTGGAGATTACAGGTAATGTTGCGGCTACAACAGGATTAGATTTTAGGACTGCGGCAGAACAAATACAAAGATCATTTAGTGCAGGTATTGGTGCGGCAGATTTATTTAGAGAAAAAGGTGTAAGAAATATGCTTGGCTTCAAAGCAGGAGCAACAGTTTCTATAGAAGAAACAGTAGCGGCATTTGAAAGAGTCTTTGGTAAGGGTGGAAGGTTTGGAAATTCAACAGATGAATTAGCAAAAACTTTTGAGGGAACTTTATCAATGATTGGAGATAAAATTTTTACATTTAAAAAAGTTTTATTAGAAGCAGGTTTCTTTGATGAACTCAAAAAACAATTTGGAGATTTAGATAAGTTTCTTTCAGATAATGCAGAACAATTAGATAAGATTGCAATATCTGTTGGAAGGAATTTAGCAAGAGCAATAAAAGGTGCTGTAGATATTGGAAAAGATTTGCTTCCATTATTACAAAACATAGGAAGAACATTAAAAAGTATTGTTGATGGGTTTTTATCTTTACCTACATTTGTTCAATCTGTTGGTGTTGTTGGTGCATTATTGTTTGGTAAAAAAGGTGCATTAGCAATAGCAGGTGTATCATTCCTTATTGATAAAATTAACGATCTTATTGATAGAACTAATCAAGCACAATTTGAAGAACTTATAAATATTAAATCTGTTGAAGAAGCTGATGCAAAAATAACACAACTCCGTGAATCTATAAATGCTTTAGACAATGATTTAATGAATGTTGGACAAGTAAGTGATGAACCAATATTTGATAACACAGAGCAAATAGCGGCATTAGAAGATCAAATTGCTTTAGTAAATCAGATCAAAGCTATACTTGAAAGAAACGGAGATTTAGAAGCATTTTTACTTCATCAAATGCAAAAGAAAAATGGAACACAGGCTAAATTTGTAGATCAACAAGAAGCCGCCATGAAACTTTTAGAAAAACAAATAATTGCTGAAAGAGAAAAAAAAGATTTAGTAGAAAAACAAGAAAAAGCATCTGAAGCTATTTTTGAACATCAACATAAATTACATCAAGGTTTTGCGGAACTTCCTAAATCTATTGAGGGTATTGGAGGTGCATTGGATGGATTTTCAGAGGGCTTACAATCAGAATTAGATGTGACAGCTTTTGATAGATTTAAACAAGCAGGTCAATCAGCATTACAATCATTAAAGTCAAGTATATCTGATTTTGTTATGACAGGTAAAATGAACTTTGCACAATTAAAAGAAGCGATCATTAGATCTTTAGTTGATGCTCTTGTAGGTCAAGCTGTTAGTGCGGCTTTGAGAAAAGCTACAGAGATGTTTAAGTTTGAAGCAATAAGAGAAGGTTTAATATCTGTTTATAAAGCAGGGTTGAAAGCATTTGCATCAATACCATTTCCATTTAATATTGCGGCGGCAGGTGCGGCTATAGCAAGTGGTATGAAACTTGTAGATAAAATAAAAGGTTTTGAATCTGGTGGTGCTGTATCAAAAGGTCAACCTATTATGGTTGGAGAACGAGGTGCAGAATTATTTATTCCAAATCAAACAGGGCAGATAACTCAATCTGCTAGAGGAACAGTAGGAGGAGCAGTTAATGTTAATTTTAATATTACAACTGTTGATGCAAGAGGGTTTGACCAACTATTAGTTTCAAGAAGAGGAACTATTTCAAGAATTATCAATGAGTCTGTAAATGAAAGAGGAAGGGAAGCGATAATATAATGTCAGGTGCTTTTCCAATATCATCAGCAGGTTTTCAAGTTGCAACAATAAAAACTGTTCAAAAAACTTTATTATCTAAATCCGCAAGTGGTAAAAGATTTGCAAGACAAATAGATGGTCAAAAGTTTGGTTTTACTGCATCAATAATTACAGGAAAAAGATCAGATATTTATGGAGACTTGATGGCTTTTATTATGAAGCAAAGATCAGGTAAAGAAAGTTTTACAATTATACCTCCTGAAATTTCAAGCACTAGAGGAACAGAAACAGGAACTTTATTAGTCAACAATGCACATACAGCAGGAGACACAACAATTACTATTGATGGACATAGTTCAGATGCGGCAGGAGTTTTAAAAAGCGGAGACTTTATAAAATTTGCAGGTCACGATAAAGTATATATGATTGTTTCAGATGTGACTTCATCTTCAAATGCAAGTACAATAACAATAGAACCTCCATTAACAACTGCTTTATCAAACAATGAAGTAATTACTTATAATAATGTTCCTTTTACAGTTTATTTATTAAACGATATGCAAGAGTTTGGACAAATAGGTGCTGATTCTTCTGGTAATGTTTTATATAAATTTGAACTAGATGTTGAAGAAGCATTATAAGATCAGATATTATATCAATGTTGATGTATTAGCTGAAGAAATAGTAGAAGCTGATGATATTGATGTTGAGAATTTAAAATTGAAAAACAAAGAGTTTCCAAGTAAAAATGCTAAATGGATTATTTACGAGGATATGAAAGTGACAAGGAAAACGATAGAAGATTATGAGCAGAGGACTGACAACAGCACTAAAAAATGAACTTGCAACTTATGTATTACGACCTGTTCACTTAATCACATTTGGTTTTTCTACACCTGCAAATCTTACTGATTGTTCTTTTTCTTTAACAAGTTCTGTTTCTGGAAGTTCTACAACATACACACCAACAGCTTTTGTTCAGAATATATCTTCATTTACTGAAGAGGTTGGTATATCAAAATCTTCATTAAGAATAGGATTATCAGGTGTCAATCAAGCATACATATCAATAGTTTTGAGTGAGAATGTTATTAATGATACATTTAAAATATTTAGAGGTTTTTTAGATGACAATAATGCTTTAATAGCTGACCCTTTTTTACTTTATGATGGACACATAGATAAATTTGAAATTACAGAATCAGAAAAAGAAACAGATATAATATTTACTATTGTAAGCCATTGGGCAGATTTTAATAAAATATCTGGCAGAAAAACAAATCCAACATCACAACAAAGATTTTTTTCTACTGATAAAGGTATGGAGTTTTCTTCACAAACAGTTCAAGATATTAAATGGGGAAGGGAATAGTGGAGATAAGACAATGGGAAAAAAAAGATGTAGAGGATTTAATTACATTAAGCAAGATCATGTGGGAAGAGAGTATGTATAAAGATATTTCATTCAGCGAAGATAGATTAAGAATACAATACAATTATCTTTTATCTAAACCATTTAAAGGAATGGGATTTGTTGCAATAGAAAACAATAAAATGATTGGTGCTATTGTCGTTATGTTATCAAAATATTTTTTTAGTAATGAGATTTTTTGTTTTGATCTTGGATTATTTATAAATCCAAAATATAGAAAAAGTATTAAAACACCTGCAAAACTTATAAAGGTTGCAGGAGATTGGGGAAAGAAAAAAGGTGCAAAAGAATTTAGACCTGCATCTAGTGTTGGTGTAAGAATAGATAAAATAGAAAAATTTTATAATTTTTTAAAATTTAAAACAGTAGGTAATGTATTTAGTAAGAGGTTATAGTTATGTGTCCAAATCCATTAGATATAGTTGAAGATGCAGTAGATTTTGTGACAGGTATCTTTGAGCAAGTTATAGGTTGGTTAATAGATGTGCCTGATATTCCTGATTTTGGAGATAGTGATTTTGACCAATTTGAAAAAGGTATTCTTGTAAATAAACAATCTAATGATGCTTCTATTCCTGTTGTATATGGAGAGAGACTTATTGGAGGAACTAGGGTTTTTTTATCCACTTCTGGAACAGATAATCGTTATCTTTATATTGCTCTTGTTATGTGTGAAGGAGAGATAAACTCTATAGAAGAAATAAGAGTAGATGATAAAGTTGTGACTTTTGATGGTGCTTTGACAGATAATACACAAAGAGATGTTGCTTCAAGTGATGCAAACTTTTTTAAAGCTGACCCTAATGATGATTCATCTTCTGCGGAGTCCTTAATAAAAATAGAACCGCATTTAGGTTCTGACAGTCAAAGTGCATCTTCATTATTATCAACACTTACAGGATGGACAAGTAATCACAAATTATCTGGTATTGCTTATCTTGCTTTACGATTTACTTGGAATCAAGATGCTTTTTCAGGAATACCAAAAGTTCAAGCAAAAATAAAAGGTAAAAAAATAGTCACTCTTGCATCTAACTTAACAGAACAAACAGCATCATATTCTACAAATCCTGCTTTTTGTATTTTAGATTTATTAAGAAACGAAAGATATGGAAAAGGTGTTGCTACAACAGATATTGATTTGCAAAGTTTTTATGATGCTTCACAAGTTGCTATTACGCAGGTCACTCCATATTCAGGTGCAAGTAATATAAATATTTTTGATACAAATGCTGTTTTAGATACATCAAAAAAAGTTATAGAAAACATGAGAGAACTTATTCAAGGATGTAGAGGATTTTTGCCTTATAGTGCAGGTAAATATAAATTAATTATTGAAACCACAGGTTCAGCTTCAATTACACTTACAGAGGATGATATATTTGGAGGAATAAAATTAGAGAGTGAAGATAAAAATAATAAATACAATAGAGTTATTGTAAGTTTTATAAATCCAGATCGTAATTTTCAAGTAGATCAAGTTCAGTTTCCACCTATTGATGATTCAGCTTTACCAAGTCAAGATCAACACGCACAAATGAAAAATGCTGATGGGGGGTTTTTGTTAGAAGGAAGGTTTGACCAAAAGACATTGACTTCTCCGTATCAAGCAGAAGAGATGGCGGAAGTTATACTCCGTAGAAGTCGTGATGCCAAAAGAATTAGTATCAATGCAAGAGCAAGTGCGTATGATTTAGTAATAGGAGACATTGTAAATATCACACATAGTTCTTTAGGATTTTCTGCAAAACCATTTAGAGTTTTAGGTATGACATTCAATCAAGATTTTACAGTTGGATTAGCTTTGATTGAACATCAAGATAGCATTTACACTTGGGCATCTAAACAAGTTCAAGCTAATGTTCCAGATACTAATTTGCCAAATCCTTTTTCTGTTTCTCCTCCTGCATCATTAACATTATCTGATGAAATGATTGAATATTCTGATGGAACTGTAATCACAAGATTAAATATTGTTGTAGGTGCATCTCCAGATAGATTTGTAGAAGGATATGAAGTTCAATTAAAACAAACATTAGATGCAAATGGAAACGCAGTCACAGAAGATTTTAGATTAGTTGGAGAAGGTAAAACACGAGAATATCAAGTTTTAAATGTAATTGATGGTGCAACTTATCAAGTAAGATGTAGATGTAAAAATTCTCTTAATGTCAGATCTACATTTATATCTTCAACAAGGACTATCATTGGTGCTACGGATACACCTTCAGATGTAGCGGATTTTAATATTTCAATGATTGGTTCAAATCAAATGCAATTATCTTGGACTGCTGTAAATGATTTAGATATTGAATTTTATGAAATTAGATATTCAATTGGTTCAGGCACTACAGCTTGGTTTAATACTTCTCCATTAGTTCAAGTACCTAGAAGAAAATCAAATAGTGTAGTTGTCAATGCACTTAAACCACCATTTAATTTATACATAAAAGCAGTAGATAAATTAGGAAACGAATCAGCTAATGCAACTCTTATATCCTCTAATGTTGATACTTTACAAGCATATCAAGACATATCAAACATTACTGAAGAAACAGCATTTGCAGGAACATTTACAAATACATTTAAAGGAGAAGATAACAATAATAATCCTGCGGTCACTTTAGATACAATTACTCTTTTTGATGCAAGATCTGGCAACTTTGATGATGCTGATACTAGCGGTTTTTTATTTGATACAGGAGGACTAGCAAATAACATTACAGGTTCAGGAAACTATGTATTTGCAAACAGTTTTTCTCTTGATGCTACTTATGATGCAACATTCCAAGTAGAACTAACAATGGAATCTGATGACCCTTATGATTTATTTGATTCAGGTCGTGGAGCATCATTATTTGACAACGCAAAAGCACCATTTGACGGAAATGCACCAACTAATAATAATGCAATTATTCAGATAGGAAGTTCTACAAGTTCTCTTGCTAGTATTACTTCATTTACAACTGTTGCTCAACAAGGAACATTTAAAGGGAGATTTTTTAAATTTAGATGTGTGCTTTCATCAGCTAATAACAATGCAAGACCTTTTGTGACAGGATTAAAAGCTAGATTAGTATTAGAAAAACGATCAGAGACAGGAGATGATATATCTTCAGGTACATCTACAAAATCAGTCACATTTACAAACGCATTCTTTCAGATACCAAATCTTACAGTCACAGGTCAAGATCTTGCTTCAGGAGACTTTTTTGTAATATCAAACAAATCAAAAACAGGCTTTGACATTGTGTTCAAAAATAGTAGTAATACAATAATCAATAAACAATTTGATTTTTTAGCAAACGGACATGGCTTGAAAATTTAAAATAAAAGGAATATAAGAAGATATGTCACAAGTTTCAGATTTAATTTTGTCCAATCAAAGTTTTGGGTCTTTTCGTTCCGAACTTAATTCAATCTTGGATGCACTAGGAACTATGCACATTGGAAGTTCTGCACCAGGTTCAGTAGCCACAGGCACAATTTGGGTTGATAATGGAACATCAGGTAAATTAAAGGTCAAAATAAATGATGGCTCTGATAATGTAGAATTATTTGAAATAGATATATCTTCAAATGCAATAACGAGTAATATGTCAGTCACAGGTACTATTACTGAAACTGACCCAAATGCTTTACCATTAGCTTTAGCACTAGGATAGGAGAATAAATGGCAAACACTTTTAAACAGATTAATTTTGCGGCAGAACCTGCTTCAGCAGGAACACCTTATGTTGTATATACAACAGCTTCATCTACAACTACAGTTATCATTGGTTTAATTTTAACTAACATTCACACAACAGGAGTCACAGCAGAAGTTGAATTAGTTTCAACAACAGCTAATAGAGGTGGTGCAAACAATGTTGCAAACGGAACATCTTTTTTAGTTAAAGATGTAAGTATTCCTTTAGGTTCATCACTAGAACTTTTGACAGGTGGTAAAGTTGTAATGGAAGCAGGAGACGCAATAAGAATAGATTGCTCTGTTGCAGATAAACTTTCAGGCTCATTATCAGTTTTAGAAATTACATAGGAGAATAAATGAGTTATATCGGCATTCCTCCACAAGCTAATTTTTCTTCAGGTCTATTAGATAGATTTACTTCTACGACAGGAACTACAGTCACACTTACTCACGATATTGCTTCAGAAAATGATATTGTAGTTTTTGTTAATTTTGTAAAACAAGACAGCACAACATATTCAGTTGGTGGAACAGGAAACAAAACTCTAACTTTGGGTGGCACATTAGTTTCATCAGATATAGTAGAAGTTCATTATTTAAACATTGTAGGACAAACAAATGCACCATCTTCAGGAAGTGTTGGCAGTTCTCAATTAAGTGCTGATATAATAACAGGACAAACAGCTTTAGCAGTTGCACCAGATTCAACAGATGAACTTTTAATATCTGATGGTGGCACTTTAAAAAGAATTGATGTATCTTTAGTTGGTGGAACTAACACTCCTGCTTTTAGAGTTACAAATTCATCAGTTCAATCTATTCCTAACAATACTTGGACTAAAGTAACTTTTGACACAGAAGATTATGATACTGATACTGCATTTTCATCTTCAACTTTTACAGTTCCAAGTGGAAAAGGCGGAAAATATATTTTTAATTGGATTGTTTATGCTGAAGTTGATAATACTGAAAGCGTTATATCAAGACTTTATGTAAATGGTTCACAAGATTTGAGAACTTACGCAAGATCAGTTTCAACAGCGTCAGGCGAGGCTACTTTAAATACTGTTTCGGTTTCTGTCACTCTATCTGCTTCAAATACAGTTGAATTATATATGTATCAAAATCAAGGTGGTTCTCAAAATAATAATGTGAGCTACACTTATTTTAGTGGATTTAGATTAATAGGAGTTTAATTATGGCATTTAGTAAAATAGACACAAACGGACTTGCTTTAGATTCAGTAGATAATACTATTTTAGATTTAAGTAGTAATTTTGCTTTTTCTGGAACTGTCACAGGTGCAGGTGGTGGTAAAGTTCTTGCTTCCTATCACACACAAACATCTAGTGGGTCAGCTTCAAATAATACTTGGAGTTTGCAAAGTGGTCTAACAACAAATATTACTCCTGCTTCTTCATCAAGTAAATTTTTATTAATGGTTGGTTGTCAAGCTAAGATTAATCATGGCGAAGGTATGGGAATTAGAATAGATAGAGATAGCACACAAATTTTAGTTAATCCTGTCCATAGCAATGATGTTTATTATACTCCGGGAAGTGGCGAAGTAATGATATGGTCAATTAAAAATTTTATTGATTCTCCATCAACAAGTTCAGCATTTGATTATAAAGTTTATTGCTATACATCAGGTGGAACAGTACAAATACCAAATAC